GTGGCAGGCAAACAGCGGCTATCAATGCTTCGCAAAGACGTATACGGTTCATACGATCCTCCGCACTTGTATGACATTGTGAAAACAAATGTGGCCACCGGCTTGTACACTCCTGAATTGCTGGAATGGTATAATGAAGATGATTGGAACCGCATGCAAGGCATGATTGACCATGCCAAAGACGAACAGTATTCTTATGCTGCCATTGAGCAGTTGATTGAAAAATATCTTGTAAAAAATCGTTCAACAGGAAAAATCTATGAAACTCCGCAAGTCAGATACATGGTCGCCGCAGCCACAGTCTTCCATAAGGAGGAACCTAACACAGCTAGGATGCGTTATATTAAAGAGTATTACAATGCTGCCAGTGATGGGCTTTTTACTTTGGCTACTCCAGTGCTTGCTGGTCTGGGCACTCCTACCAAGCAGTTCAGCTCTTGTGTGCTTATTCGTTCTGACGACGACCTGGATAGTATTTTTGCTAGCGGTGAGATGATGGCCAAGTATGCCAGCAAACGTGCTGGCATTGGGTTGGAGATTGGACGACTGCGTCCATTAGGCTCACCCATTCGTGGTGGTGAGATCATGCACACAGGTATGATTCCGTTTTTAAAGAAATGGTTTGGAGATTTACGTTCATGTTCACAAGGCGGTATCCGTAATGCAAGTGCCACTGTTTTTTATCCCATCTGGCATCATCAATTCGATGATCTTATTGTGCTCAAGAACAATCAGGGAACCGAAGAAACCCGTGTCCGACACATGGACTATGGGGTGGTGCTTTCTGCTTTTTTCTGGCGTAGATTTAAACACAAACAAAACATCACGTTTTTTGACCCTAACCAAGTACCGGAACTTTACGAGGCATTCTACTCCAACACTGCACTTTTTGAAGATCTGTATGTCAAATATGAAGCTAGATCTGACCTCCGGAAGAAAGTTATGTCTGCTGAAGAAGTGTTCAAATCAGGCATACTTAAGGAACGAACAGACACTGGTCGTATCTATCTAGTGTTCATTGACAATGTGATGAATCAAGGACCATTTGATCCTGAGTATCACACCATTTACCAGAGTAACCTTTGCTGTGAAATTCTTCTTCCTACTAAACCCTTTAAACGTCTGGATGACAGCGATGGTCGTATTGCACTATGCACCTTGGGCTCAATCAATTGGGGTGCGTTCCGCAATCCAGAAGACATGCGCCGTGCTTGCCGTATATTGCAGCGTAGCCTGTGCAACATTCTTGACTATCAAGATTTTCTCTCCATCCAGTCTAAACTCTCAAATGACGAGATCCAACCCCTGGGCATCGGAATCACCAACCTTGCCTACTGGCATGCCAAGCGCAGCCTCCAATACGGAGAATCAGACGCCTTGGCTGAAGTCAAGACGTGGATGGAACACCAAGCCTACTACCTGACCGAAGCCACCGTTGAGCTGGCCAAGGAGCGTGGTCCATGTAAAGATTCTCACCGTACCTGGTATGGTAAAGGTGTATTTCCTTGGGAACGAAGAGCTGTTGGGGTTAACGAACTTGTAAATTTTGCACCGGAACTAGACTGGGAACCACTACGAGCACTCATGAAAGAACATGGCGTGCGCAATGCCACACTGATGGCAGTGGCACCTGTGGAATCAAGTTCTGTAGTGATCAACTCAACCAATGGCATTGAAATGCCCATGAGCCTAATTACTGTGAAAGAATCCAAAGCCGGTTCACTCACACAAGTTGTTCCTGAGTATCATAAACTCAAAAACAAGTACCAATTAATGTGGGCGCAAAAAGACTGCATCGGCTATTTGAAAACCGCGTGTGTGTTGGCTGCTTATATTGATCAGTCAATCTCTACCAACACATTCTACAATCCAGCGCACTGGCCTGATCGCAAGGTGCCTACCACACTAATTGCTCGCAACCTAATGCAGGCACACTATTGGGGGCTCAAAACATTCTACTACAGTCTTATCAACAAGGCTGGATCAAAACAAACTGCCGAAGCGGCACCTCTTGAAGTCATTGACTTTGATCTCGAGGGTGAAGACTGCGAAGCTTGCAAGTTATGAACAGCATAGAAAAAATCTGGGCCCGGGCCACCGGGCACTTGATGGGTGAGAGTGATCATGACCGTCCGGATGTGCCTATTCTCACTTTGCGAGAAGCCCGAATGGCCTTGTTTTTCAAAACGTTTTGGGTTATAATACACGTTGTGACCTGTGGTTTCATCATAGCCAACACAATAAGACACTGGAATAGTTAAAATGAAACAACCACATTGTTTTGTAATTACACATAGTACGTCTCGAGTTTTTACGGACTGTGCAAATAGTTTACAAAAATATCATTGGAACTTCACCGCGGTTGATGCCACAGATGGGTGGAAGTTAACTGAGCAATCTTGGAATGACATTGACGTTAAGATAGCCGAAATAGGTAAAATGAAACGCAGACCAGGGGCGCAAGGTTGTTGGTTCAGTCATTGGCACTTGTGGCAACAATGCATCACAACCAATTCTCCAATGGTTATTATGGAACATGATGCTTTGGTCTTAGAAACTTGGCCGGAAGATTTAGTAATTGATGATAAAATTATCAAACTGTATTCCACAGCAGATTGCAAAAGAAAACAAGGACTGGGATTATACAGTATAGGATCACATGCTTATACTATAACTCCAGCACAAGCACATCTCATTGTGAATTTTGTTCGCAAGAAGGGTGCTGTACCAGTAGACAAACAACTGTCAAGTGCAGTAGTTCCCTGGCAGTTTTATTCAAGTGACCTTGTAGTATTACACCCTAAAAGAGGCAAAAGCACTACACGCCATAAGACACTGGAACAATTAACATGTTAGAAACCTGTTGTGATATATTGGTAGATGCGTACAAGCGTAATTGGATAACCAGTAGAGATGGCAATATCTCTATTCGTCATCACGACCGTGATCACTTTTATATCACACCATCAGGTGTACGCAAGCAGACACTACAGCCGGACCAGTTTAAAAAGATTCGATTGGTTGATCAAGTCAATCCTATTCCTCCATTTTTAACAAAGTCCTGGCAAGAAGAATACTACACTGATATCAGTGCTAATTTAACGCCCAGCGGTGAACTTCCTCTGCACTTCGGCCTGCAAAAAGAAATGGGACAGCACTCAAACGATGTTAGAGTTGTTGTTCATGTGCATCCAACCTATTGTATTGCAGCCATGCATGCTGGCATTGATCTAAGTACTATCAGCAATGCATTTCCAGAACTCAATCGCTATACCCGAGTAGCACCCAATGTAGGAGATGTAGCACCTATCAGTCAAGAACTTGCTGATGCATGTCATAGTAATTTGGGTCTGGATCAAGCAGGCAATATCAAGTTTGATATTGTGGGGATCAAAGGTCACGGAGTTGTGGCAATTGATGTCACACCCTGGCGTGCCTATGAGCACATTGAAAGATTAGAACACATTTGCAAGATTGTACTTGCATCAGGAAAATATTAAATGAGCTACATTGTAGGATCTCTTCCACCGATCAAATGCTTTGTCAAAAGAGAATTTCTCTATAACTTTGAAAAAGGGCACGGAGAATTAGAACCTGCAATATGGGTCAGCCTCAAAGCCCTGCGGGGACAAGTGTTTCGCATTGAATCACTGTTGCCCAATTACGGTGCTCTTTACGACAAGTTGCCTATCCATGCCTATGTGTGGCAAGAAAATCACACAGGTAACCTGCCCATAGACACCTTGCAACTTTGGGACTGCATGGGCTATCGCTTTACTATCATTGAAAAAATAGGCTTGCGTAATCTAGGTGTGAAGTTTCTAGGTAAAGATAAAGAATGGCATTACGGAACTTATTTGTTCACTGTGGACTTTTGTGCTGATGGCATGGATGTGGATACAGGATTTACTGAGGTTGCCGAAGAGCACAAGAGCTTTAACTTTATCCGTTTGGAAAATGGTCAGTTTGCTTGCCAACCCAACAACCGATGCTTGTGGTACGATCAAAGTTTGATTTCAGGCACAGTAAAATTTCCAGACTTTAAAGCAGCCCAAACCATATTCACAGTGGATGGCACACGCAAGTGGTCAGCAGGAGATGATTGGTTTTACACCATAGAAGAAAAAAATGAATAATAGTAATTTTCCTGCTTGGCAAAATGGTAAATTTTGTCAAGTCGGCGATCTAAGCATCGGTGTCCAGGATCTTGGACTGCTGCGTTCTTACGGCGTGTATGATGTGATTAGTATTAAAAACAATCGAGCATTGGTCATTGATCAACATATCACTCGTTTTTTACAAGGTTGCAAGTACTACTACATCAATGTAGACCGCACTGTTGATGAACTTGTTCAGATTGTAAAGGAAATAAATGCGCAGGTTACAGAAGACATGCATGTTTGGTTGGTTGCCACTCGAGGTGAACCTTCTTCGTATGACATACGTGACATCATAAAAACAAAACCTCAATTGATGATGGTTTCAGGACCATATACATCAGTCAGCCCAGACCGAGCAATGAAGTTATGTATTGCTAGAAAAGTTTGTCGCATTCCGGATTCATCAATCAACCAGTCCTACAAAAACTTTGCCAGACAAGATTTTACTATGGCGCAAATTGAAGCAACCATGCGAGGTTTTGACAATCCTGTGTTGTTGGATCATGATGGTATGCTTACAGAAGGTCCACAGTTTAGCGTGGCAATTATAAAGGATGGCTGTGTGTTATCGCCTGCTAGGAATCGCTTGCCGGGCATTACCATGCAGTTAGTTAATACCCTATGTCAAGAACATAGCATTAAATTTGAATACTGCAACATCAGCGAAGAATTACTAAACACAGCTGATGATGCATTTGCAACTACCACTGCTGGGGGAGTAATTCCCATTGCATCCATAGACCACAAGCAATTTGTAGAAACTGAATTGCAACAGCAAATTCAAAGTCTATACCAACAGGCGTGGGACCAGGACAAGTACTCTCTCAATTTTCTATGTTCATAGTTTATTTGTTATTATGGACATTTATGATATATTGGATTCATCGCATGGCACACCATGTGCCGGGAATCCGACGTATACACATGGGTCATCACAAGTTTATTGCAACCAATCCTCCACCAAATTGGCATTGGACCAATTTGTTTTTGTACCAAGACAATTGGATTTCTACAGCTGATGTGTGGATAACAGAAATAATTCCAACAATAATTTTTTGCTGGCTTACTGACACTTGGTGGCTGGCGGGATTGTTCTATCTATGGCAAGCATTGATACAAGAAAGACTAGAACACAATCCCAACTTTGATGGATATCCGTTATTCACTTGCGGCCAATGGCACATGATGCATCATTACTTTCAGGGTCGCTGTAACTATGGAATCTTTGTTCCAATTTGGGACATGGTTTTTAACAGTTTTCGGCGGCACCCAACATGAAATTGCTATGGTCTGTGGCTGCCCCACACGTGATGCAATCGGTTGCAAACACAATTGCATCTGGGCATGATGTAGAAATAATTTTGCCCGGTTGGATCATTGACCCAACCACTGTCAGCACAGGCAATGCCACAGTGCATGTTGTTGCCAATCCCAGTGACTTATTAACTGCGTTAGATCAAATATTGTCAAGCAACCAATTTGATTATTTGGTACCATCATTTCCTGATGCAATGACTGAACAAATAGCAGAAATATGTCAGCGACATAAAGTTGCGTTTGTCGGCAAATCCACAGCGCGGATGTTGAGTAGCAAATACAACTACTATAGACTGTGGAAAGCATTGTCAATACCAGTGCCAGACATTTATAGTGAAATAACACAAGTTACGCTACCTTGCATTGTGAAACCCTATCGCGGCCAGGCCAGTATTGGAGTTAAAATTTTAACCAATGCCAGTGAACTAGCTGAATTCTTTTCAACTGATGAATACATTGTGCAACAATACATACCTGGCAACATTGTGTCGTTTGTGGGCACAGTTGTGGATGGATGTATTGACATTGACCTGTGCTATGACATCGAAAGTGATGCTTTTCCGTATGTGCCAGAAACTGGGTTGAGTTTTCCAAGTAAATACAGTTTCCTACAACAACCAGTAACGGATCATTTGCAACGATTTTTTGATGTTGCCCAGTTAAACAATGTTCCGTTCATGCTTGATGTTGTGGTTGATGCAGACGGTCAGTTTTATTTTATAGATTTTGCCGCAAGGCTATCCATGGGCGGACTTTTGTTGATGCCATATGGTGGCGAAGAAAATTACGTAAGCAAAATGCTGTCAAGAATGCATCAAGAACAATTTGTTATAAATTTAACTGGCGCAGTTTTGTTTAGGCAATTGGGATTGCCATGCGGAGACATCAAAGAGATTTCCTGCAAGAATTCCGAATTAGCTGCCAAGTTAGAGTTACCAAAACAAGTTGTTGTGGCTGATCATGACAATTGTGTTTATCCTAACGGATATGCAATTGTTGTTGGAGATAACCGTGATGAAGTTGAAGATAAATTTAGGAAATGCATTGACAGTATCAGTGTTGAGTATTACAATACATGATTGCTGATAGACATAATTATACAACATAGGACAAAAAATGAGCCAAGCACAATACAATCTCGCTACCAAAACAGACTATCTACATCGCAAGATGTTTTTGGATCCTGCTGGTCCTGTAACCATTCAGCGATTTGAAGAAGTCAAATACAACAAACTGGCCAAGTACGAACAAGAAGCTCGTGGTTTCTTTTGGGTGCCAGAAGAAATTTCATTGAGCAAGGATGCTAATGACTTTAAAGAAGCATCAGACACAGTCAAACATATCTTTACCAGTAATCTCTTGCGCCAAACAGCACTAGACAGCTTGCAAGGCCGTGGACCAGCACAGGTGTTTACTCCTGTAGTGAGCATTCCAGAACTGGAAGCACTAATGTACAACTGGAGTTTCTTTGAAACCAACATTCATAGCCGCAGTTACAGTCACATCATTCGTAACATCTACAATGTGCCCAAGGATGTGTTTAGCACCATCCACGACACCAAAGAGATTGTGGACATGGCATCAAGTGTGGGTCGCTATTACGATCACTTGCACATGGTCAATTGTGAAAAAGAACTGGAAGTTCCTGTCAAGGATCACGGCCATGTCAAAGCTATTTGGATGGCACTCAATGCAAGCTATGCATTGGAAGCATTCCGCTTTATGGTATCCTTTGCTACTAGTTTAGCAATGGTAGAGAACAAGATCTTCATTGGCAACGGCAACATCATTCAGTTGATTCTACAAGATGAAATCCTGCACAAGGAATGGACTGCTTGGATTATCAACCAAGTGGTGAAAGAAGACCCTCGCTTTGCTCAAGCCAAAGCAGAGTGCGAAGCCGAAGTGTATCAGTTATACTTGGATGTGATCCGTGAAGAAAAAGAGTGGGCAGACTACTTGTTCAACAAAGGTCCGGTGATTGGCCTTAACGCACAGATCTTGAAAGACTTTGTGGATTACACAGCAGCCAATGCACTGAAAGAAATTGGCCTCAAGTACCAAGAGCCTGCACCACGCTCTACACCTATCCCGTGGTTCAACAAGCACGTGGACACCAGCAAGAAACAAACTGCCCTGCAGGAAAACGAATCAACCAACTATGTTATTGGCGTGATGAGTGATGCTATCGACTACGACGAGTTACCAAATCTATGATCAACGACGAATGGTTCCAACCGGGTGGGTTTGAAACCTACAAACATCCAACTCCTATCAAGTATGAAACAGCAACTGATAATGGTACAATAGACACACTGGAAGGTCCTGTCGCCTACACAGTGGGTCACAAGATTATCACTGGTCCTAAAGGCGAGCGGTATCCTGTTAGTCCTATTAAGTTTAATGCCTACTATGACGACAACGGTGATGGCACTGCTACACCTAAGAAGATTATGAAAGTAGCAAAACTTGCTGACCATGACGGTGTTGTTCGAGCGTCATGGGGTAACTTAGAATACACTCGCGGCAATGACTACATTGTTCGACACGGTCCTGGTGACTATGGTGTTGTAAAAACAGATATTTTTGCCAAGACTTACGACAAATCAAAAGAAGGAAAATAAAATGAAAGCAATTGTATGGTCAAAAGACCAATGTCCTTACTGCGACCAAGCCAAGGCGCTACTGAAATCACGCAACATTGAATTTGAAGAACGCAATATCATGCATGGGTGGACACGAGAACAACTATTAGAAGCAGTACCAAATGCTCGCACAGTACCACAGATCTTTTTAGATGATGAACTTGTGGGCGGGTTCACAGAACTCAGAACAAAACTAACAGAAAGCAAATAATGGAAATTGGAAAAGTTTACACATTCAAACTGAACTCAGGCGAGGAAATGATTGCCAAAGTTGTGGATGCTGGTGAAGGTTATGCCATGTTACAGGACCCTGTAAGTGTGGCTCCTGGCCCTCAAGGCATGGGACTTGTGCCATCAATGTTTACCGCAGATCCTGACAAAAATCCCCGGCTAAATATGAATTGTGTTGCTATCTCTGCATTAACAGACGAATCAGTTCGTATGAAATACATCGAAGCAACCACAGGCATCAAAGTGCCAGAAAAGCGAATTTTAGTAGGATAAAATGCCAGCAGTACAACGAGTAGGTGATGCAGACGGTGCAGGAGGAGTAGCCAGTGGTGGCGTTGGTTCAGTGCGAGTCAACGGTCGAGCAGTAATTGTTGATGGCAACTCTGTAAGTGCTCATCCTTGTTGCGGTCAAAGAGGATGCCCGCCTATTCATTGTAGTGCTGTCACAGCTGGCGGATCAGGCTCAGTTCGAGCTGGTGGTATTCCTGTAGTTTACACAGGTGCCGGTGATACTTGTGGCCATGCTAGAGCTGGCGGCTCAGGTGATGTTAGGGTGGCAGCATAATGGCACAAGGAATTCTAACTCCGTTGCAATTAACAGCAGCCTCGGCCTTGTTGGCTAACACTGGCATTGATCCATTACCTACTGCATTGACCACTGCAATTGCATCATTTAATGCTGCATCACCAATTCCAAATTTTCTCACCGCTGTGGCCAATTACACTGCCGCATCATTTGCTAACGCAACAACATTGACATCATTGTTGACCATTGGCAACACAACCATTCCTGCGTTAGGCGACAGCATTCCTGCGACCTTTACCAATCTTACTCCTGTATCCACTGTGCCTGCAGGATTTGCGGGGTTAATACAACAAACTGGAAACAACTATCTTGGTAACAGCGATGTTGGTCGATTCTCACAAGGCTTCATGGCAGTACAAGGTTACATCAACACAACCAATCAGTTTATTAATTCTGCTGTCAATGCACAAACTTATCTTGGTCCTACATTTACCAATATGGATACGTTGGTTACCAACAGCGTTAGTGATGTGAATCCAGACTTTGGAAACTTTGCCACAGACTTGACCAATCAAGGTAACTTGACCAACTTGAATGATCTTCGAATGTATGGCACACCAGCTGGACTATTGCGTCAATTGGCTGCCGAGGGCAACATGGTAGGCGGTGTGTTTGGACCTGTACAAACGCCATTGTTGGCTGCAGGATTGTCAACTAACAATATTCAGACTTTGTTGACAGGTGCAGACACAGTGTCAGAAAACGAATATTTACGTTTACAACAGTTGGCCTATCAAGGTATGACCAATGTTACTGGCACAGACCTAGACCAAGTTTTGAGTATATTGGAAGTTACCACACCTAATATTACCAGTATGGCTGACTTGTTGGATCAAACCAAGACATTTCCCAACAGCTATACCACATTACAAACACCCAGTCCCGTGGGTCCAGTTCCGGTATACGGACCAGACGGC